AGGAAGGTATTACTGCCTATTGTAGAGGATATGCAGAGGTTAGCGGATGGGAGATTAGAGGTATTAGGGATCTCCGCACCACCTGGGATTGGTAAGACCGGATTAGGGGATTTCTTCTTAGCGTTTTCAGTAGGACGGAACCCACTGATTGGGAATCTGATGGGTTCGCACTCAAAAGCAATCTTAGCGGATAACTATGGGGAATGCCTGAGAATGCTAGACTCGGATGAGTACTTGTTCAGCGAGATATTTCCGGGGCACAAAGTAGTCAGAACGAATGCTCTTGATATGAAGATTGATGTTGATAAGCCTCAGAAATTCTCTAGTCTACAGTTTGGTTCCATGGGGTCAGGACTGGCTGGACGGTTAAGGGTGAATCGAGGAGGGGTGTTATATTTAGACGATTTAGTCCCTAATATTGAAACAGCGATGAACCGAGTCCAGTTAGCGAAGATCGTACAACAGATGTACGTAGACTATCTGCAAAGGACGGAAGACCCCTATAAGCTGCTCTTAATAATGACCCGGTGGAGTATCTATGATCCGATGGGTGAACTGGAGCGAAGAAACGAGGGCAACAAGAAAGCGAAGTTTATCGCACTGAGTGCATTGGACGAGAATGATAAGAGCAACTTTAAATTTGAAAACGGCAAAGGGTTTTCCACGAAGTATTACTTAAATTTAAGGGACACGATGGATGAAGCATCGTGGAAAGCATTGTACATGAACACACCGATAGAGAGGGAGGGATTATTACTACCCTCTGATGAGTTGGAGTATTACTTAGACTTACCTGATGATGAAGCCATTATATGGGCGGTGTGTGATACGAAAGATACTGGTACCGATGATTGTGTGATGCCGGTAGCCTATCAAATTGGCGAGAAATATTATATCGAGGAATTTATCTGTGATGATTCTACTACAGAAGTGTTGATACCGAGATTAGCGGATTGTTTGGTAAGGCATAAAGTAAAGAAAGCGAGATTTGAGTCGAACGCAGCCGGTGGTCAGATTGCCACCCAGGTATCCCAAAAAGTGAAAGCGATGGGTGGGATTACGGATATTACTAAGAAATTCAGTACGGCAAACAAGGAAACGAGAATCTTGGTAGACAGTGCATGGGTGAAACAGCACTGTGTGTTTAAGGATAAAAGCAAATGGACGAGGGAATACCGGAAAGCCATGGAACTTCTGTGTGGATACACGATCCGAGGAGGCAAAAAGCAAAAGGACGATGTGCCTGATGCCATGAGTATGTTAGCGAATTTCGTGCAGAGTTATGAAGCGAATGTATTGACAGTAGGTCATAGAATCTTCTAAGGTGTCCAATAAAACGGACAGGGTGAGTTGTAAATGCAGACAAAATGTGATATAAAGAAAGAAAGTAGAGCCTTGTCCACCATCAACACAATTATTAATAGTGGCGGTACGGTGGAAATATTCATTGGCAAGAATGGCTTGTTAGTGAGAGAGGTAAAAAAAAGAATGGTGTTTTACCCTGATAGGGTTAATGACAAAGGTCAGTCGGAAGACTGATCTTTTTTTATTGCGTATGGAAAATCTTTTCGGACGAAAAATAATATACACAAGCGTAGCTAAAGTTGATGAGGACAACGTAGTTGAGGTTGTCAAGAAACTGAATGAGCAGAACCTGAAGAACGTATCAGAGATGGAATATCTCTATAACTACTTCCGGGGCAAACAGGACATCCTCGACAGGCAGAAGACCTTTAATGACTACATAAATAACCGTATTACCAATAACATTGCGAAGTCCATCGTGGACTTTAAGACCGCATATTTAGTAGGCGATGCGATTAAATACTCTTCAAACGATCAGGAGAACGCAGACGGAGTCGATCAGCTAAATGACTACTGTAGATTAGAGGGCAAGGAAACCATCGACTACGATTTAGTCGAGTGGATGAACATCGTTGGCACCTCTTATCGTTTGATTCTGCCGAAGAATGAAGTAGTGGAAGAGGATGAATCACCGTTTTACATTGCTACCCTCGATCCTCGTCAGACTCTTGTAGCCTACACCACGCAGATTCCGCACAAGCCGAAAGTAGTTTTCTATAAGACAGTCGATCAGACCGAAGAGGAAACCATTACTACTTACTCTGTGTATGCAGATGGGAAGTACTTCCGCATTGCGAATGATGCGTTAGTGGAAACACAGGAGTATACCTTAAGGACTCTGCCCATCATTGAGTATCCCAAAGGCAAGGCAAGAATCGGAGCATTTGAGAGTGTTATTAGGCTGTTAAATGCCATCAATACATTGGACTCCAACCGTCTTGACGGTGTGGAACAGGCTATTCAGAGCCTACTTGTTCTCGTTAACTGCAAGATGCCTGAGAACATGAACGCATCTGCAATCCGAGAGATGGGACTGGTGGAATTAGTATCCAATGAGTCCTTAAAAGCCGATATTAAGCAGATTTCAACGAATCTCGACCAGTCAAACACCCAAACCTTAAAAGAAGACTTGCTCCAAGCGGTACGTACCATCGTTTGTATGCCAAATACCAACCAAGGCGGTTATGGCGGTGACAATGGTTTAGCTGTTGTGTACCGAAACGGTTGGGAGGGTGCATACGAAAGTGCAATGACCGATCAAAAGAACATGGACATTGCCGAGTATGCATCAATAAGACTGATGTTGGAGATATGCGAACGTGTAGGCTCCCTCGATGTACCGATGAAAGCAATCAACATCGACTACACAAGACAGCATTATGAGAACTTAGCAACTAAGAGTCAGGTGCTTATCTCGATGCTGAACAACGATAAGATCCACCCCAAAGTGGCATACGAAGCCAGCGGACTCTTCTACGATCCGAATAAGAAATACTTGGAGGGAATGGAGTGGTTGAATGACCATCAAGGAACGCAGACAACTGAAATTCGATCAGATTCACAGCTTGGCAACGAAGATAGTGGTAACGAGCCAAGAACTGAAGAGCCTTACACCGGAGCAGCTACAGAAGAAGAGAGATGAGTTTTGGGACTGTCTTTGGGGATGGCTGTTAGAGGGATGGGCATCAGGACTTCTGATGGTAGATGACATCAAAGAACTGCCTGATCTTATCTACTTACTGAATTGGGTCTACCCCACAGGTGAGAGTGTATCCGATCTGTTTGAAAAGAACCTCACAGACCTGAGTGGCATGGAACGTCTAATAGAGTCTGAGGGTAACCGCTTATATAACGAGGGAGTGTTAAAAGCCGGTGAGGGCATCGCCAAGACAAAGACATGGGTGACCATGGGTGATGAGCGAGTCAGAGATACCCACTGGTATTTAGAGGGTATGACGATTCCATTTGACGAAGAGTTCGTCACTTACGATGGAGATTCTGCCATCGCCCCCGGTGGATTTTCAGACCCATCCAATAATTGTTCATGCAGGTGCTGGCTAGAGATAAATAACGGTGAAAACCGTGAAATAGATGACAGGGAAGTCAATAATCGCACGGACTAGGGAAAGTCCTTAATCACGCAAAGGAGATTTTATGAAGATTGACACATCGAACATTGAGAACTACGAGAACATGACTGCCGAGGAGAAAATCGCAGCTTTGGAGGAATACGATGTCAAGGACACCGAAACCGAGAAACGGTATAAGGAAATCATTTCCAAGGCGAATACCGAAGCGAAGAAGTATAAAGATGCGATGAAACTTGCCGAGGAGAAGCTGAAAGGTCAGATGACCGAGGACGAGCGAGTCAAAGCTGAAACCGAGGAGCGGTACAAATCCATCGCAGAGGAAAATGCGAAGCTGAAGAGAGAGATGAGTATCTCTCAGAAAACTGCCCATTACAGAGCAATGGGATACAGTGACGAACTTGCACAGCAGACCGCAGAAGCCTTTGTAGACGGAGATTATCAGACAGTCGAAGCGAACGAACTCAAAGCACACGAAGAGTTTGAGAAAAGCATTCGTGCCGATGTTGTCCGTCAGACTCCAGGATTACACAACGGTGGAGCAAATGAACCCACCATTACGTTAGCGGAAGCCATGAAAAGGGCGAACGATGGTGAAGATGTTTCTACCCTTATGGCAAACATTAAAAAATAAGGAGATTACACATGGGAGTATTTGATTCTAAATATTTCAATTCGGAAGTATTCGGGAAATATACCGAAACAATTCCGAGAGTAAAACAGAACGCATTGTTAAAAGCCGGTGTCCTGAGGACAAGACCCGACATCGCACAGATGTTCCCGGATCAGACAGGTGGCAACTTCGGTTCTATTCCGATGGTAGGACGGATTGGTGGTACTGCCCTGAACTATGACGGCTCCACAAACATTACTGCAACCGGACTGGCAACCTATCTTCAGAGCATGATTGTTGTTGGCAGAGCAAAAGCATGGAATGAAAAGGACTTCTCTTATGACATCACCGGACATGACTTCATGGAAGACATTGCTTCACAGGTAGTGGAGTATTGGGAAGATGTTGATCAGGCTACGATCCTTGCAACACTGGCAGGTATCTTCGGTGTAACCGATGATTCTTTCGCAACAAAGCACACCCTGAATCTGACTGGTGCCACTAGTACTAAGGTAGGTGCAACTGCTCTTAACGATGCAGTAGCACAGGCGAGTGGTGACAATAAAGGTATCTTCCGTGTAGCCATCATGCACTCCGTAGTTGCAACGAACCTTGAGAATTTACAGGTTCTTGACTACTGGAAATATACCGATGAGAACGGTGTTCAGAGAGATACGAACATTGCATCTTGGAACGGACGCACTGTATTCGTAGATGATTCTGTTCCGGTTGACACCACAGGTTCCGATCCGGTGTACACCACCTATCTGTTAGGTGAAGGTGCATTCGATTATGTGGATTGTGGTGCAAAGGTACCTGTGGAAACTGCTAGAGATCCGTACACCAGTGGTGGTGTTGATGCCCTGATTACTCGTCAGAGAAAAATCTTCGCACCGAGAGGATTCAGTTTCGTACAGCCTCAGACACCTGTGGTATCCCCGACTGATACGAATCTTGCAACAGCTGCTTGTTGGGGTGTTGTAAAAGACACTGCCGGAACAGGCTACTATCCGAGTAAGGCACTGCCCTTCGCACGTATCTTGTCCGAGGGTTAATAAAAGGGAGAAAAGCGGATGACAATTTCTGAAATGACTACACAAATTAATTTAATGATGGGTGCTGAGTACACGGATGAGTTGTTATCCGCTTACATCCAACAGGCACAGAAGCTGTGTGCCAAACGTGAATATGCCTTGATTGGGATACCGGAAGATATTGATTACGAGAAATATGACG